ATCTATGCCAGGTCCTAAACCGATACCAACTGAAATCAAACGAAAAACAGGCAATCCGGGCAAGCGTCCTCTCAACGAACATGAACCAGTTGTTCCAGATGGGGAGATGGAATGCCCGGAGTTTCTGACCGGAGCGGCCAAAGAGGAATGGCATAGATTACGGCCAATATTGGAACAGATGGGAACGTTGAAGACGGTAGACCGGAACATTCTTACGGCTTACTGTCAGGCATACGGCCGGTACGTTGAGGCCGAAGAAGCCCTCAAGGAAAAGGGGCCGTTGCACTGGACTAAATCTGGCAACGTCATAACGTCGCCATTGCTCTGGGTATCGAACAAAGCTGTGGAGCAGATGTTGAAACTAGGTGCCGAGTTGGGCATTGGCGCGGCGACACGGTCGCGCGTACAGGTCAAGAAAGAGGCTGACGAAGATATTCTTGAACGCATCCTTAGTCATGGAGCGAGGAGAAATTGACATCGCGCGTGCTGATAGGGCTGTCCAATTCATCAGAGGTTTGCGCCACACGAAAGGGCGTTGGGCGGGACATCCGTTTGAGTTGTTGCCATGGCAGGAACGCATCATCCGAGACGTATTTGGTACTGTCAAGGATGACGGGCTGAGACAGTATAAGACTGTCTATGTCGAGGTTCCAAAAAAGAATGGCAAGACTGAGCTGGCGGCGGCAATCAGTAACTATCTACTATTTGCCGATGGCGAAATAGGTGCCGAAGTCTATTACGCAGCCGTAGACCGCGACCAAGCAGCCCTTTGTTACAACGTCGCGGCGCAGATGGTGGAGTGGTCACCTGCACTATCTAGGCGAGCGAAGGTCATTCGAAGCACGCGGCGGATATGGGTCGAAGAGACCGGTTCATTCTCCCGCGTTCTGTCTGCCGACGTGGAGAACAAGCACGGGGTCAACCTCTCCGGCGCGATAATCGATGAGCTTCACGCGCATCCGAACCGCAATCTCTATGATGTGCTGTCGCAGGAAGGCGGTGCCGGCGTCGCGCGAGAGCAGCCTTTATGGTTCATTATCACGACCGCAGGGTATGACCGCAACTCTATCTGCTGGGAGCTGCATGAATACGCGCGCCAAGTCATTGATGGAACAATAATCGACCCCACGCTCTATGGTGTCATCTACGGCGTTCCCGAAGCCAGCGACTGGGACGAAGAGGACGAGTGGGACAAGGCCAATCCCAGCCTCGGCAGAATCTTTACCATAGACGACCTGCGCGAGGCCTACCAGCGGGCAAAAGGAAACCCCGCGCGCGAGAGTTTGTTTCGACGATTGAGGTTGAACCAATGGACGGCATCCGAGACTAGATGGCTGAACGTGAAGGACTGGGACTCATGCGTTGCGGATATAGACCTCGCTGATAGGGAATGCTACGGCGGATTGGACTTGTCCAGCACTACCGACCTGACCGCGTTTGCGCTGTGTTTCCCCGTGGGAGACGAGTACCACCTGCGAGTCCACTTCTGGCTGCCGGGGGACAACATTGACGACCGCGAGAAGCGGGATAGGGTTCCGTACCGGCAGTGGGAACGTGAGGGATGGCTGACGCTGACCCCGGGCAACGTTATCGACTACGACCGGTTGTTCGCCGACCTCGTGGAGTATCGGGCGAAATATCATATCAACGAAGTGGCGTTCGACAGATGGGGAGCCGAGATGTTGCGCCAGAAACTGGTGGATGCAGGCTTCACGATGGTCGAGTTCGGGCAAGGTTATAAATCGATGAGCCCGCCGGCCAAGGAGTTTGAACGCTTGGTCTTATCGGGCAAGATTCACCATGATGCGAATCCGATAATGCGCTGGAACCTTGACAATACTGTTATAACCTCGGATGCGGCGGGAAGCATCAAGCCGGATAAGAGTAAATCGACGCAGCGGATTGACGGAATAGTAGCTTCAATCATGGCCTTAGATAGGGCGATACGACATGGGTCGGGAGCATCAATCTACGAGACGCAGGGATTTGACAGCCTATGAACATATTACAGAAAGCGGCATCTATTGTGATGTCCAGTATAGGACGGACGTTTAGGCAACCGTCATTCTGGAGCGTTCCGAATCTGGAGAGCTATGTCTCCAAGGCGGGCATCAACCTGACACACAATAACGCTTTGTCCGTCACGGCCTATTATTCGGCGGTCACTCTGATTGCCCAGACCATAGGGCAATTGCCACTCATCCTCTATGAGCGCATGGAGCCGCGCGGGAAGCGACGGGCTAATGAGCACCAACTCTATTCTATCCTGCATGACGAGCCTAACCCGTGGATGAGCGCGTATAAGTTCCGTGAGACTTTACAAGGCCACCTGCTTACATGGGGCAATGCGTTCGCCTATATAGATTGGGATATGTCTGGTAATACATGGGTCGTGCAGGAATTATTTCCCCTGCGTCCCGACCGCATGACACTCGAATGGCAGAATGGGGAAATTGTCTACAACTACACGCTGCCGAGCGGCCAGCAGACCACGTTCCGCAACGCGCAGATATTGCATATCCCCGGATTTGGGTATGACGGGCTTATAGGTTACGACCCCCTGACGCTGTTCAGGGACGCACTGGGGTTGGCAAAGGCCTGTGAAGAATTCGGTGCGAGATTCTTTGGTAACGGCTCTGCGCTGAACGGTGTAATCACGCATCCAGGCCGATTGACAGAGGACGCCAAGAAAAGGATGCGGCAATCGTGGGAAGATATCTATTCTGGATTGTCAAAGGCCCACAAGGTCGCAATCCTCGAAGAAGGTGTTGCATATCAGTCAATAGGGATACCTCCCGAGCACGCGCAGTTTCTACAGACGCGCCAGTTTCAGATTTCCGAAATCGCGCGGATATTCCATGTTCCGCCGCACATGATTGGAGACCTTGAGCGCGCGACATTCTCGAACATCGAGCACCAAGGCATTGAGTTCGTGAAATATACTCTGGGCCCTTGGCTGAAGGCGTGGGAGAGCGAGATAAACCGGAAGCTCTTACCGAAGTCGCAGAAACGGAAGTACTTTGCCGAGCATCTTGTCGATGGACTGCTGCGCGGCGACACGAGCACGCGGTTCCAGGCATATGCCACGGGCCGACAGTGGGGATGGTATTCTGCCAACGACGTGCGGGAATTAGAGAACCTGAACCCGATTGAAGGCGGCGACCAGTACATGGTGCCACTGAACATGATGCCAGCGAGCATGGCGTCGGAAGCTACACCCACCAAGAGCCTACAACTCAAATCGGATAGGCGGCGGGTATTACTACGTGCTAGGACGGCGGAACGCTATCAATCGACCTTCCGCACTGCTGCCGCCAAGGTGGTCGCGCACGAGATTCGCGAGGTACGAAGGGCCGCGAAGTCACACTTGGACAAGAAGGACGCACTGAGCTTCGGCGCTTGGCTCAATGAATGGTATGGTTCGACCTTCAAGGCATATGTTGTCAAAACTATGACTCCCGTAATGAGGTCGCTGGCCGACGCCATATTCCCGTTGGCTGCTGATGAAGTCAATGGGCGTGCCATGCAGGCAGAAGACGAAGCCAAGTTGAAAGAGTACGTTGAAGACTTTGCCGACCGATACACGGAGATTCATCGGTATCAAGCGACAGAGGCGGTCAAGGCGGATGAGCCGATGAAAGCTCTGACGGATATGTTCGACGAGTGGGAACAAGTTGCGCCACAGAAGGTTGCAAGCAATGAGACGGTCGGACTGAGTAGTGTTGTGTCAACAATGGCATGGGCAGCGGCAGGTATTATGACCTATGTGTGGGTAACAACCGAGGCTGAGCCGTGCCCAATATGTCAGGACATGGACGGGCAGAGAGTGAGAACACTCCATCCGCCGTTGCACGATGGATGCATGTGCCAACTGGCACCGATATAAGGAGGGCGTATGCCATTACCGAAACCACGAAGTGATGAATCAAGAGATGAGTTCCTGCAACGCTGCATGGGGGATGACACCATGAATGAGGAATTCCCCGACCGTGACCAGCGCTACGCAGTTTGTAACTCGATTTGGAGGGATAAAAGTATGCTCGACATAGAGCGCAAGACGTTCACGCCGGAGTTCAAACTGGCAGATGAGGAAGGTTCGTTCGTCTGCCAATTCTGCACGTTCGATGTCATCGACCTGGATGGTGACGTGACACAGAAAGGCGCGTTTCCCGAGGGCAAAGAGATTCTCGTGTCGGCCTATGGGCATGGTTCATGGGTAGGCGCGCTGCCTGTGGGTAAAGCCGTTGTGCACGAGTTGGAAACCGGAGCGGTCGCCAAGGGCCTATTCAACCTGAAAATGGAGGCCGGAAGGGATACCTATGAAGCGGTCAAGTTTACCGGCAACCTACAGGAATGGTCCTACGGTTTCCGCGTGCTGGAAACCGGTTCCGACAAGGAGCTTGACGAGTGGGCCGAGAAGCACGAGGGTGAACGTCCAGAGCGTATCATCAAAAAGATAGAACCTTATGAAATCAGTCCCGTCCTGAAAGGTGCGGGAATTGGGACTACGACATTAGCCATCAAATCAGGTTTGTCCTATGCCGACCATGCCGAGGCGGTGCTGGCTGCCGTCCAGAGCGTGGCGGAGCGCACGAAGTCGCTGGCGGACTTACGGCGCAAAGAGGGACGCGACCTGTCCCCGCAGAACATTGAACGCATCAAGAAGTTGTCTGAGAAGGCCGACGAGGTCAAGGCGCAACTGGACGCGCTGCTGGCCGAGCCTGAGGACAAGCAGAAGGTTGCATCTTTGTTCTTGCAATACTGCAACATCAATGCACAGATACAGGAGGTACTATGACACTGAACGAAAAACGCGAAGCCCTGTTGGCCAAGAGTAAGGCCATACAGGCAATCTACGACGAAGCCGGCCCAGAGCTGGACTTTAGCAAGGTCAAGTCGCTCGAAGGTGACACCAAGGCGAAGCTTGAAAAGCTCGACCAGATGAACCGCGAGCTGAACGACCTCAAGGATGAATACGATGCGGCACTGGCGCATGACGCCGCCGCCAAACGGGCGCGCGAGTTCGCGTCCCTTGAACGGTCTGGCCCTATCAGCGAGCCGAAAGAGAAAGAGGCTCCGAGCTATAAGTCACTGGGCCAGCTGTTTGTCGAGTCCAAGGCTGGCAGCGAGCTGAAAGGTCGGGCCGTCGAGGTTCCCGACTTTGAGGTCAAGACGCTCTTTGAGACTGGAGCTGGCTGGGAACCCGAGAGTGTCCGCAGCGGGAAGGTCTCGTACTATCCCCTTCAGGGGCTTGGCATTCTCGACATTATTCCGATGGGCAACACGGACTCCAATGCTTACAAGTACATGAAGGAGTCCACGTTCACCAACAATGCAGCCGAGGTTGCTGAAGGTGGGGCGTATGGTGAAGCTGCACTGGAAGTGACTGAAACGTCGCAGTCTGTTGAGAAGATTGCGGTTTGGCTGCCCGTCACCGACGAACAACTCGAAGACGTGCAGGGCATCCAGTCATACATCAACAACCGCCTCACGTACATGCTGAAGGCACGGCTCGAAAGCCAAGTGCTGACCGGTGATGGCTCTAGCCCGAACCTGCTTGGCACACTGAACCTTTCCAGCATCCAGAGTCAGGCAAAGGGGAACGACTCCGTACCTGACGCAATCCACAAGGCGATTACAAAGGTTAGGTCAACTGGTTTTGCCGAGCCT